CAGAAGATCGTAAAAAGATTCTGGATGCACTTGTTGAAATTTCAAACTCACTCACTCGCATTGAAGCCGAGCGTGATTTGATTAAAGACATTCTGACTACAGTAGAAGATAAATTTGAGTTGCCTAAAAAGTACACTCGCAAACTTGCAAAGATTTATCACAAACAAAACTTCACCGAGGTTCAACAAGAACAAGATGACGTTGAGTCCCTTTATGAAAGTGTAGCTAAATGATAAAAAGGTACTAACAATGAAAACTGATTCAATTGTTGTATTGGGTGGTGGCTCTGCTGGATGGATGACTGCCGCTACATTGATTAAAGCATTTCCGAATAAAAATATAACTGTTATAGAATCTGAAAATATTCCAATTATTGGTGTCGGTGAATCCACCTTAGGTTCAATTAGAAGATGGACTGATTTCATAGGATTAGATGAAAAAAGTTTTTTTCCACACACTAATGCATCAATAAAAATGAGCATTAAATTCACAGATTTTTATAAAAAAGATTCAGGATCATTTCATTATCCTTTTGGAAGTCCCATTACTATGGAAAACAGAAATCCTTTTCAAGATTGGCATTTGAAAAAATATTTTTATCCCGAAACTAAGGTTACTGATTTTACTGAATGTTTATTTCCATCATCGGCGCTCTATAGCAATAATAAATTTTCTCTTAATTTAGATGGAAAATTAGACAATTTTAACCCTAGTATAAATGTTGCATATCACTTTGATGCCGTCCAATTTTCAAATTGGTTGCGAGAAAATTATTGTTTACCTAATGGTGTTAATCATATTGTAGGAACAGTTAAAGATGTTATTACAAACGAAATGGGAATTGAAAAGTTAATTTTAGAAGATGGAAAAGAAATAACATCAGATTTATTTGTAGACTGTACTGGATTTAAAAGTATGCTTTTGGGCGAAGCACTTAAAGAAGAGTTCGACTCTTATTCTGATATGCTACCCAATAATAAAGCGTGGGCAACAAGAGTTTCATATAAAAATCGTTCTAAAGAACTTGAAGGATATACAAATTGTACAGCAAGAAAAAATGGGTGGTGTTGGAATATTCCTCTTTGGTCTAGGTTAGGAACAGGGTATGTTTATTCCGATAAATTCGTAACTAAAGAAACTGCGCTAGAAGAATTCAAAGAATATCTAATGTCAGATAAAATGACTATTCCTAGAACAAGAGAAGATGTAGATTCTTTTGAGTATAAAGAAATTGACATGAGAGTTGGAATTCATAAAAGAACATTTGTAAAAAATGTTGTTGCCATTGGACTTTCTGCTGGGTTTATTGAACCTCTGGAAAGTAATGGACTGTTCAGCGTCCATGAATTTTTATTTAAACTTTTAGACATTTTACAGCGAGATACAATTAATCAATTTGATAGAGACATGTATAATGTTAGTGTTAGAGATTTGTTCGATGGATTTGCCAAATTTGTAGTATTACACTATGCACTCTCACATAGAGATGATTCTGAATATTGGAGAGAGATACAAAATAAGTCGTTCGTTGATGCTAGAACAAATGATCCATATACACAATACGTCAGTCGAACAGATAGCTTTTATAACATGATTTGGAGATACATGGAAAATTGGGCACATGTTACATCCAACAATGGAGGTATAACATACATTTCTACAGGAATGAACTTATTCATGGCGAATAATCAACGATTGGATCATTATAGTCTTTACGTTAGACCTGCACATGAACTTAAATTAAACATTGATGAAGTTGATAAAGTTTGGAGTTACAAGAAGGCTGAATGGAAAAAAGTTGCTGATTCTAGTCCAACAATTGAAGAATATTTAAAAACCACATTTTATTCTTAATTAAACTCTTGCATTTTTATGTGCAATGTGTTAGAATATATTTTTATGTTATGATAAGGTGAATACATGTTACAAGATTTTTTATGGGTCGAAAAGTATCGACCAAAAACTATTGAAGAAGCAATTCTTCCAGCAGACTTAAAGGCTACGTTCCAACAATTCATTGAGCAAAAGAACGTTCCTAATCTAATTCTTACTGGCGGTCCTGGTATAGGTAAAACTACTATTGCCAAGGCTATGCTCGAAGAACTTGGATGCAATTATATTGTTATTAATGGTTCGATGAGTGGTGGTATTGATACTCTGCGAAATGAAATCAAAAACTTTGCCTCAACTATATCATTCTCTGGTGGTCGAAAATATGTTATTCTTGACGAAGCTGATTATCTTAATCCGCAATCTACTCAACCCGCATTACGGAACTTCATGGAAGAGTTTTCTGCTAATTGTGGTTTTATCCTTACTTGCAACTTTCTTAATCGTATCATCGCCCCTCTCCACAGTCGATGCTCCGTTGTACAATTTAAGATAAACGCATCAGACAAACCAAAACTTGCTGGTCGTTTTATGAAGCGTGTGACTGGCATTCTACAAAAAGAAAACGTAGAGTTTGAAGAGAAGGTTGTTGCTGAACTTATTATGAAACACTTTCCAGATTGGCGCCGTGTTATTAATGAACTGCAACGCTATTCTGCTACAGGTAAGATTGATACTGGAATTCTTGCAAATATCACAAGTGACAATTTCAAATCATTAGTCGATAGATTGAAAGCGAAAGACTTCACAGGTATGCGTAAGTGGGTTGCAGATAATCTAGACAATGAACCATCGGTTATATTCAAACGAATGTTTGATAACAGCAATGAATGCTTGAAGCCCGATTCTGTACCACGTATGGTTCTATTGCTTGCTGACTATCAATACAAGTCTGCATTTGTGGTAGATCAAGAAATTAACTTTGTCGCTTTCTTAACTGAAGTGATGGTTGACTGTGAGTTTAAATGATGAAAACAGTATTAACAAGAGAACAGAAGATTGAAATTCTCGGCAAGATTGGTGAGAAATATGTAGGTAACTATCTTGCTAAAAATCGAAAAGTTGAATTCTCACTAGACAACTTTGATTCTGAAAAAGATTTATTGGCTGATGACAAGACTGTTGAAGTCAAAGTCGGCACACCATTTATTACCGAAGGTGCAGTTACATTTCATAAAAAACAATTGGCAAAATGTAGAAGTGTCGATGAATTTTATTATGTTACTATTCCTGCACCCAAGCATCATTACAGATGGTGTGGTTGGTTGTTTCGCATTGAAAACAATTTCAGATGTAAAGTCAGAAACATCACACGATCAAATGGATGGATTGATGAAATGGTATTGGTGCCTATTGAACAAGACGCAGTAATTCCAATGTTTAAAGTAGAAGATTCTGTCATCAACGAAATGATGAAGTATACCACATCGAAGTACTAATATGACACCATTTGAATATCTAAATGCTATCAATCAATCAAAAGAAAACTTAATGGTTGGTACCGACAATGATGAACTTGCCGAAAAAACGTATACTGCGTATGTCGTTAATAGAGGACTATCTTACTTCTCAGACACCATACTATATGCGAATGAAATGAATCTCCGCCATTTACTTGATAACAAACCTCAATTTTTGTATTTACTAAATACCATTAGACCACGAAAACGCTTCAGCAAGTGGTTTAAGAATGAAATAGTTGAGGACATTAATGTGATTTCAGAATATTTTGGCTATAGTTATGCTAAAGCTAAACAAGTGCAGAATCTCATAACCTCCGACCAGCTTAAAATCATGCGAAAAAAAATAGAAAAAGGTGGCTTGAAGTCTAAGGAGAAAAAGAATGGCGGTGAACATTGAAGACTTACTTGAAGTAAGATTAAAACAGGAAGACGATTTTTTAAAAGTAAAAGAAACATTGACAAGAATAGGTGTGGCATCCAGAAAAGATAAAACTCTATACCAATCATGTCACATTCTACACAAAAAAGGTAAATATTATATTGTACATTTTAAAGAGTTATTTGCATTAGATGGCAAACCAACAGACTTTGAAGAGAACGATTTGGCGAGAAGAAACACGATTGCAAAACTATTGGCAGAATGGGGATTAATTGAAATTGTTCCCAGACCAACAAATGTTGAAGAGCCTATAGCACCATTGTCTCAAATCAAAATCATATCTTATAAAGAAAAAAATGAATGGCTCTTAACTGCCAAATATAATATTGGAACTAAAAGACGAGAAGATGATTACCAGTCACCTGGTCAACATTAAATACTTGACAAACGTTGTATATTATGAGATAATGTTATCTTAAAACAAATTAGGAGATTCTATGAAATCCATTACAGTATTGACAGCAGTAGCATTAACTACTCTCTCCCTAGTTGCCGTTGCGGCAGATAAACCAGCAGAAAAGAAACCTGCTGACAAACCTGCAACAACAGCACCAGCACCTGCACCCACAGCAGACTCTAAAGATAA